CTGGAAGGACTGTTAGGGATAAATGATACGTGGTACAAAAGGAGATTTGGTGAAATTACTGATTTTAATGAAGCTAATAATACTGGATATATGTTTGTCGATAAAACCCAATCATTGGATAATAAACCCAATACATCAAGTAATTATGGATTCTTGGAAACGATTGCTATTAATGAGGTCACCATCAAGCAAACTTTTGTAGATTTTCAGAGCAGATTTTTTATTCGAATATGTAATAATGGAACTTGGACTGATTGGAAACAAATACAAACAACATAGTATTAAAAATAAGTCATATTTTAATGAGATAAAACGGATGGGTGCCGGTCCACACCCGTCCGCTCCTCATGTTACCAAAGAATTATAGTATTTCTATATCTTCAGCATCATCCAGATTCTCATCAACTATATTCATGGATAAAGACAGGTCAACCCCAGTAGTATCCAAAAACAAAGCACTTACACGAAATGAAGCTGTGTTTGTCTTGCTCCGAACGAAGAGATGATCATTTTTTCGTTTGAACTCTATTTCAGAAATCATACTACCGTTGACTTTCCTTATGATATAGGAGTTACCAGTCTTACTATTAATAAAGAACAGACCTGTAGAACCACCCCAATATACATACAATATCATACCGATATAGGCGTTAGATGAACTCGCTAGGCGAACGACACATACTTCTTGAACGGAGTCTTTATTGCAGACCAATATAGGAGAAAGAACGCCTTTTCTCAAGAGCCCTTTACTTCCTAAATTAGCAATCGGCATCAGTTCTTCCAGCTCTCAAATATTGCTAAATTCTTGTCAAGATATAGGAATTTCGATTGCGTCGGATGGTAAATCTAGATTGTTTTCATGGCTTAGTTTGAGCGACCCATTCATGCCAATGCACAATGTACTGATATACACGTATGCTGATGATTTTACATAAACAATGGTTTTGTTCTCTTTTTTTTGATAATAAACATTAGTTAAATAGATTCCTCTTTTTATCGAATTAACGGATAGATCACCGCTATATCCTGTTAATAAAACAACAGACGGAGATGAATTTTCATGGTTCTTAAATACTGAAATAAGCATTGATATTCCTGTTAAACGATTTCTAAATTCGGCAATTTTACAATACTTCTGCTGGTCTTTTTGATATGAAGTGGTCATTCTTTGAATTGATGGCATCAATCCATCTTTTTCACTCGTAGCAACACCAATCAGTTCTTCCAG